CCCTCCTTGTGAAACTAACACAGCCGGATCACTTATCGGTACTGATCAATACCTTACGATCTCCTCCGCGCTTGTCTGGCCGGGTCCTCGCGATAGCACAATTGCCGGTGAGCGTCTCCGCTCTACCATGCTCATGCTGGTAGGTGGCCGCACTCATTTCTGAATACGACCTATTATGTATACAACTTACCACAAGAAAAAAACTTTGTCAAGTCTTTTTCAATTATTTTCTCCCGCCATATTTATTTTTGAAATCATCACTGTAGGTGTGCAGCGGTTTTTCTTCCGATGTGACTGTAGGTGTCTGTAGGTGTTCCGGTGTGGTTGCCGGTGTCTGCGGCGTAGTAGGGGGGGGCGGGGGGCCTCCCTGCTTTTCTTTGGCGGCTATGCCGTCTAATACGTCATCAAGTATTCCTGCCATGTTACTGTCTCCTGTTTCCGTAGTGTTTGTTGAATTCGTCACCCTTGGGGAGTGCGTCCTTTTTTGCTTCTGGTTTTCCAGGCCCCGCCTGCGGTATGGGCGGCTCTTTATTGCCTGCCTTCCAAATATCAGCAAGGCCCCGGACAAACGCGGTGCTGTGTAACATTCCGCTCTGGTTCAATTCCTGTACCAGTTGTTTGTCTCCCAGGGCGATCAAGGCTCTTTTGAAATACTCTTTGGTCTCGGTCGCGGCCTTCTCGTCGCCGGTGTCTTTAAGCAACCGGTCATCGAATGTGTCCGCGAGGGCTTTCTGCCGGGCGGCTTCCGCTTCGCCCACGCCTTTCATGATCCCCACATACTGCCCATACATTTGTTTTGCCTGGCTTTTCGTGAGTCCAATGCTCTTGAAAAACTCCGCCAGCCCCTTCGCTGCGGCTGCCTTATCCTCGTTGGTAACGGGACCGGGTATCAGCTTCGCGTCTATGCCGTATTCCTCCGGGGTCTTGGGAATATCCATCCGCTTGAGGAAAGCGTCTATTTCCTCCGGGGTTGCGTCCTTTCCAGGGAATACTACGGCGTTCTGCAGTTTTGTCCTGCCGGAAAAATAATCGTCGAATACTTCCCCTAACTGCTTGCCTTTCAGCCCCAGCAGCGCGTCTTTGTGTTTTTCGCGGGTCTCTTTGGTAAGCTGCGCTCCCCACCAGCCCTTAAACTCTTCGCCAACATCATCTACCGGCGGCGTTGCGGGCTGGGCCGTTGGCGGTGTTGCCGGGGGCGTCGCGGGCGGCTGTGCCGGTTCCTGTGCTGGCGGTGTGGCTGGCGGCGGGTTTCCCCCTCCGCCTCCGGTGTCCGGTGTAAATAAAAAACTGAATAAAGTGTTTACAGGCTTCCTCCTTCCTCTTTGTTATTTATTATTTGTTCGAGGTCACGGTCATTTGCTTGATGTATGCGAGCTGCAACATCCTCGAATAAATTACCTGGGTGTATAATGCCTATCTTTCCCAATAGCCGATTACAAAAAGCCATCAATAGCTGATCAATATCTTTTACATCCATCGAAAAATAGTGGCACTCGTTCAGAAGCCATGTTAAAACAAGTTTACCGTCCTCTGATCCGAATACACGGCGGAATATCTTTCTGTCTTCGTGTTCCTGCCTTGCGGCTTCCTGCATTTCTGCTGTTATCATTGTATTGCTCCTTGTGCCTGTGCCATCATTTCAGGTGGTATTTTACTGACATTCGCGATGGCTTTACTCCCTACCTCCAATCCCCGCAACTGCTGCTCCTGTGCTATAGCCTGTTGCTGCTGTGCGATGGCCTGTTGCTGTTGTTGGGCGCGTGCCTGCCTCATCCTCTGTACATCAACCATGTCTATAACCACTCTTTTATCAAGGCCGTATGCCTCAGCAATATTCCTCGCATGTTGGTCAAAGTTGATATTATCAAGCACTTGGGGATTAAGCTGTGCCAGGTCGGCTATTTCTGCTATGGCTTGCTGGGAACTGCCAAGCATGAGGTATTGTCTCTGCATCTGCGCCAACGGGCTTATCATGTCAAGCCGTAAATTTCTGTCCTGCTGCCATAGGCTATCGGGCGGGCGCGGTATTCTCCCGCTCATTAGCTCCATAGAAAATAAGTCTTCAAGCACTGGCTCTAAAAATTCAGCACTTAACCGGCCATAGAACGCCGACATGAGCGCGGCTTTCTCTCCCTGTATGCCCGCTACTTCCGTCGCGGTTTTCTGTCTCTCCATGTTCTGCGATAAGATTAAGAAAAAGTCAGTGTAGTATGCCTCATTGATTGATTGCTGTAGACGGGCTAGATCATCCATCATGCCCTTTGGGTCTCCAATGGATTGAATGAGCGCAAAGTCTTCGCCGGGCCGAACGCTGGTCACTCCGTTGGGCCGGAGGTTTATCCTCCCGTTCAGCCCTTCGGTGGCCTTGATAGGGGGGCGGCCTATCTGCTGCTCAAGCCGCGATAAATCGCTTCTTACGCTGTTGGCCTGTTTAATGTTGGGTAACTCCATAGTTCCGGGGCTGTTTGTCCCCCATACTCCGCCGTCAAGGTTGCGGCTCCACCGCCAACAGAAAAACGGTTTAAGCTGGTAGTATCCGTCCATAATTGCCTTCTCGCGCTCTACATCTGCCCAATAGGTCGAATAAAAGTCTTTGCCCTGCGGTTTTTCAATGTCGATGTCGTACCGGTCAACAGGGACAATCGCCTGGGTAAACTTCCAAAGTTTCATGTTCCCGTTGTCGTATGCCTCCTGAATGTTCTTTGGCAGGCTGCTTTTTCCGAAAATCGCCGCCGCTCTGAACGCGTCTACCCAAAAGTCACGGAATAGTACGTCAACCTCTCCGTAGGGGTTCTCGTCAATGCAGCAGTATTTCAGGTGCTGGGTTTTGTATGATGGTATGCGGCGGATAATATCGTCTTCGCGGGTCATGATCGCCGTCCCAAAGTCGGCGCAACATTTCACGAATGATCGGCCTTCATCGTAAAAATTGCTTTTCTGTGTTTGGCGGTACATGAGTTTTTCGGCGTATTGCAGCCAGGCGCTTTCCTCGTTGCTCATGTCCTCAATGTCCTCTAATGCTGCTTTGAACCATGCCTGATTTCTGGCGAAACTGTACCCCTGTATTCCGTCCGCGAGGGTGTTGCTTGCTTTGATTGCTGTGGTGTCGTAGATGTGGGTCGTGTCTTCTGGCTTCTGCGCCGCGTCCGGCTCATCCTGCCATGTCATGTCGGGATTGATGTACTGCGCCGTCTGCTTCCAGCGCTGATCCATGTTGGCGCGGTTGTCTTTGATCTGTTTCTGTATCTTGATAAGCCGTTCAAGGCTCGTCTTGGCGATGCGCGGGGTTTTCTGTTTTTCCTGTTTTACATGGGCCTCCTATCTCCACTCTCCAGACCTAAATCTGTTAATTGCATCAAGTTGTGTTTTATAATCCTTACCTTTTACGCTCTCCATCATTTTACGGTATGTATCACACTTGCTGTTGTGTCGTTCTCTACAAGAAGGACACAGGGAAGCATCCTCTATTTCTTTGCCACAACCGGGACATCTCAATTTCATAAATCCCCCCTTAACAATATTGATCCGGCTCCCAGCCGGTGGTCTCTTGCTGGCTGCTGGTCTGCTCCGGTATGCCTTTCTCTTTGCGATTGAATATCCACCAGGCTCCCATGAGGAAACAAACCACAAGATCGTCATGGTCTTGCTCGGTCTCCGCTTCGTACTTTGTGTTTTTAGTCCGCTCGTTGACCTTGCCTTTGAATTTTGATAGCTGTTTCTTAAATTCCTCGTTCCACCTGCCGGGGGCTACACGTAGCCTGCCCTGCTGGATCATCACCTTGCCTGCGTCTACAAGGTCTTTCTTGGGTACGCTGATACTTTGTATTACTTTGGCGCCGGAAATTGCTCCGCTACCGCTATTTTTGAAAACGCCCCCAAACTCCGCATGGTGTTCCTGGGCTGCTTCTCCTCCGCTAAAAATAATCGGTATGGGGTATAGTCCCCGCTTCCGTATCAGTTCCACTGCCGCTTCCCCTACGCCGGTACCGTCCACCAGGAGGTCTGTGTTCAGGCGTAGCTGTGGGTTTTGCATTACGGTAGCGACGCGGTCGGCCATTTCTTCATAACCAAGGCCCTGGTACTGTTCGATTTTCTTAATGTCGTGGTAATGGATTACGCGGTCGGGGGTTTCAAGGATTTTGTTACCGTCTACAAGCTGGGCATTGTCATGAAAAAGCATCAGCGCGAAATAGTCTCTTTTTTTAGCTATGTCAACTGTTAGGATATACTCTCGTACACGCCCCTCCTCATTTATCCTGCCACACCATTACTAAATTGTCAAGGGTTCCGCCTCTCCAATTTCGCCCAATTCCAGCGGTTCTACATCGCTGTGCATCATACGTTCTATATCGTCATAGCCGAATACTTGATCCTCCGGCTCTACAAACTCCGGGCCGTACTCCTGCCGGTACATGAGCGGTCCCATCTCCCCAAGGTTAAACTCCTGCTCTTCCTTGTCTCTGTGCCTCGGTGAGTCAAAGCCCAGTATTCCCCTTTCCGCGCACTTCCTGCGGTATTCTTCCTCCGGCTCCGCTTCTTCCAGCCTGAATTCTATGTCTATAACCTTCCACGGGCTTCTTACCTCGTACCGTTCCCACTTCGGGTTATTGAAACTCTCAAAGAAAAAACCCTGTTTCCCATGCGGGGTGCTGATGCTGATCAACTCGCAGTCGGGGTTGTCGGTCAGCATGGGGATTATCCCCGAACGGTAAACTATATCCTCAATGCGGCTGGCTTCGTCCAGCAGTATCAGCCGCGGTGCGCTGGGGCCCCGCGCCGCCTTCTCGGTGGCGGGTACCACCATGATCCAACTCCCGTTTGACAGGGTTACCAGCCGGTCGCTGTCTCTCTCAATCTTCGGGTAGGTCTTGTCATGAGCTATGAAGTCCTTAACCTTCTCCATGTCATAGAACGCCTGCTGCTCCGTAGCGGCCACAATGAGCGATACGCTCTCGGGGTAATGCTTCGCAATATGGCAAGGTTTGGCGCTGACTATGGTGCTTTTTCCCGCTTGCCTCGCCCCATTGATAGACTTCCGCTTGTGAGGGCTTCGCAGTACGGCTTCCTGCCATTCATAGGGGGTAAAGCCCATGTACCGCACATAATGATACGGAGAGAGGGTATGCAGTAGGTTAACCGCATCATTAAACGGTACCTGTAACCCTTTCGAGTTCGGCAATTATCCTATCCCTTTCCTTTGGGTCATTTTTACTCTGCGTAAGCAGCAGGTTTTTGAGATCAACAAACTGCCGCCTGTCATCTGTTATCGTTATGGGCTGTTCGCGGATCATCTGAATGTACTTTTGTAGCATCTCAACGGCCTTGTCTTTGTCCGCAAACTGGTAAACCATTACGGTTTTACCTTGCGCGTTTATCTTTTTATTTATGCTGTCGATACAGACATGAAGCCCTTTTGCCCTCAATTCCTCCTCGGTAAGCTTTAATACGCCGTTCAGGTCTACTATTTCGGTCAGGTCGTAAAACGCTCTTTTCATCCAGAACTCAAATATCTGCTTCTCAAGGGGTATTTTTGCCTGTTTAAGCAGTTCGTCTACCTGTGCCGATATTCCAGCCTGTATATTAGGTTTTGCTAGGTATTGGGTGCCGGTAACATGAGCTGTTTTTTTCGAATACCCTGCGCGGATCGCTGCCTGTGTAGCATTGAAGTCCTTTAGGTACTCAATGACAAATAGCCGCTGTTTCTCGTTCAAATCGTCTTTTTTGGGCATAATTTCCGGTTACCGTATGTCTATGGGGTTAAGAGTTTCAGCCAGGACAACTTTAATTTCCCGTAAAATATCAATATAGCTATGGCAATACCCGCTATAATCACCAGCCCCAACAATCCGATGGCTATACCCATTTTCAGGATAGTATTGTCCTTTTCCAGGATTTTCTCCTTCTGCTCGTCTATCGTGTCGTATGCCGCCGCCAAGTCTTGATCCCTCTCCTGCATCCGTTCCGCTAACTGACTGCTGTACCTCTCCAAGTTTTCTATTCTCCTCAATGAGTTGCCGTACAAATTCATCCACGATTCNGAATATTTCTTCGATTGTGTCGCATCGTCCAAGGCCGTCAATAAGTTGTACCGTAATGCTGTCAATTCGGCCTGAAATCTCCCGCTGATATTCTCCCATGTCAATAATGTCTCGCCGGAGCTGCTCAACCTCGGCCCGCTGCTCTGCGACGATAGTGGCATCCCTCCAGGTATCGGGGCCGGTTCCTCTGCCTGTAGCACACCCGCTACATAAGCACATAATAAGCCAAACAACAAAATTAGAAAAAATTCGATATTTACCCTGTTTGCTTCGCACATTGTCCCTCCTATGCCCTTTTATACCTGATGGCGTACCCCTTGTTATGCCTTGCAAAGTCTGCGGGGGTATATACGTTTTTGAACCCGTCCGGGTC